ATGGCTATGCGTTTTCAAATAAAAAAATTACTTGAGGGATTTGATCCTGCCGATCTAATAGAGCAATCAATGTATTGCTTTGGATCTGATAGTTCAGATAATGACAACTCAGGTGGTGATGAGGCAATGGAAGTTGCTGAGAGGGGCAATGATCAAAATACTGGCAACTTTGGTGGTGACAACACTAATATTAATAACGATATAACTTATGGATACGATCAAGTTAGTCCTGAAATAGTAGATAACTATTTAGCACAACAAACAGCTATAGGAAATGCCGTAGCATCAGGTCAAAGTATAAATGATGTTGCTAGTGGTGGTGGTCTAAGTGCCTTTGGTGGTCAAGGTGGTGGTATGTCCAACCAGTCAACCGCAGGCATACAGTCAACCGCAGGCGATATGTTGGGAGGAAGTTTAAGGGAAATAGATCCTCGCACTGGTCAAACAACAACTTATTCACCGACACAAGTTCCTGAATTAGAGCTTATGCCACAAGTTCCATATGATATTTTTAATATGCAGAATAAAGTTAATAACATATTAAAAGATAGAGATAAGCAGGGTTTATACACTCAAGTAACTAGAGATGCTATGGGCAATGTTACTGGTGCTTTCAATAATGCCCCTATGTTTGGTTTAGGTTTTATGCCAAATGTAACTACCTATACTGGACTAGATCAAAATCCATATAATGAAGATAGAAGCAATATGGGCGGTGATGAAACTGAAACTATAAAGCCTGCCACAACTAATCCAGTTAGCGGTCAGCCAGTATGCCCTGATGGCTATAGGTTTGATGACGATTTGCAGGCTTGCAGGGTAGACACATCAAGACCTTCTATGCCGAACAACCCTAATCCATTTCCTTCAGGAGATGCTTATTATAGGGCGACAAGTTTAGATCAAGCACCGATGAATGTGCCAAGCGGTTTTGACTTTAACAAAGCCAATCAGAACTTTATTAGCCAGTTTGCTTATCGCCCCGCAAACTTCACAAACCAAATGGGTCTAAGTGGATTTACACCATTTAGGAGATCTTAATGCAGGAAGGAAGTGCAAGAGAAGATCTAGAAAAGGGAAATAAGGCTGACATTCTACTCAAGAACGCAGTCTTTATAGAGGTCTTCGATAATTTAGAAAAACAATTTTTAGATGCGTGGAAAAACTCACCACTAAAGGATAACGAAGAGCGAGAACGTATCTACTATCTTTACCAGTCTTTGCAGGCACTTAAATCAGGAATAGAAAATGTTAGTGCTAATGGAAGGATTGCTAAGGCTCAATTAGACAGACTAATTGGGAAATCAAAATAAAATAAGGGAAAACAACTATGGAAAATGTAAACTCGAAAGAGAGCGGTTCTATATCAGTAAACGAAGCAATTGACAGATTATTACCTCAGGAGGAAGCAGAAGCTAACCCTCAAGAAGAGGCAGTAAACGAGCCTGAAGAAGAGGCTCAAGTATCAGAAACAACAGAGCAAGAGGAAGTCTTAGAAGAAGATATCTCCGATGAGGGCGAAGAAGTAGAAGATACAACCGATCAGGAAGATGATTACGAAGAAGCCGAAGAAGAAGTCCAACTCTACAAAGTCAAGATTGATGGAGAAGAGGCAGAGGTAACTTTGGAAGAGGCTCTAAGTGGTTATCAGAGAGAGCGGACTTTTCATAAACGTATGAACGAAGTCTCCCAAAAGAGCAAAGCGATTGAGGCAGAAAGTGCCGAAACGAAGCAGTTGAGAGATCAGTATGCGGAAGGACTTCAGCAATTGGAGCAAGCATTAAGAGTGCCTGAGCCAAATTGGGAAGAACTGCGAAGAACAAAGACCAATGAGGAATTTGCAAGTATTCACGCAGAATACCAAATTCAGCAAAATAATTTAGCTAAAGTACAGCAACAACAGCAGGCTATAAGATCTCAACAGCAGGCGGAAGTACAAGCACAATATCAAAATCACCTAAAGACTGAGTTTGATACGATGCTTGATAAGATACCTACATGGAGAGATGAAAAAGTCAGAGAAGCTGAGAGATCAAAAGTAATCTCATATGCTAAATCCAACATGGGTTACACCGATGATGAAATTGCTCAGGCAAGTGATCATCGAGCCATTGTAACTTTGAGGAAGGCAATGTTGTATGACGAGTTAATGGGTGGCAAAACTCAAGCCAAAAAGAAGGTTAAGACTGCCCCTAAAATGGTTAAAGCAGGATCTCCAAAAACAAAGTCTGAAGTTGTATCGAAACGTAATCAGGACATGATGAAACGTTTTAATAATAACAGCACAGTAGAAGGTGCTGTTGAACTACTTTTAAACAGATCAGCCTAAAGGAGAAATTTAAATGGCGACTATGACGACTGCGGTAGCCGTAGGTGAGAAAGAACAACTTGCGGACATTAATTAGATAGTGTCCTTTCAGAGTAATCTGTCAAAATAAACTATGTGAACTCAGGGAAACCCCTAACGTCAAGACGAGGGCAATCCTGATCCAAGCCTGATTTATCAGGAAGGTGCAACGACTATTCCGAAAGGAAGTACATCTAAGTAGATGGAAGTGCATAGACCCTAATAGGGATAAGATATAGTCTGATCTTATAGGAAACTATAAGCTGATCGAAAGATCGGTCTGAGATTAACGACCTCAGGCGAACACAATGTATTTATAAAATCGATAGTGATGAAACACCAATTTTTTCACTAGCAAAAAAAGAAACAGTGAATGGAACTTTAGTCGAATGGCAAGTCCAAGAACTTTCATCGGCGTCACAAAACTCTTTATCGGAGGGGGCAGACGCAACTTATGCAACTCCAACTGCAACAACAAGACTTAACAACTACACTCAGATTGCAGGAAAAGACTTTGCAATCTCAGGAACATTGGAAAGTGTTGATAAGGCAGGAAGAGCGAAGGAAAGTGCTTACCAGTCAGTCTTAAAAGGACTAGAGTTAAGAAGAGACATCGAGAAGATTGTCGGAGATCTTAACGTAGCTAAGTCAGGCTCTGAGCCTCGTAAGACAGCTACATTAGTAACATGGATGACAAATGGAGATGCTACTCCTTCTGACATTTCATTTGGAACTGGTGATGGTTCTGATGTTGCAGACTTAACTGGAACTGAAGAGGCTTTAACATTAGCCAAAATTGACACAGCCGTTACTCAGGCATGGCAAGATGGCGGTAAGCCGAGAGTTTTAGTTTGTGATGCAACAAACAAAGCTAACATTTCTGACTTATCACAAGCAGGAACAAATCTTGTAACAAATCAGGTGAACACAACTCAGGGTCAAGCTCCTTCATTTGTGGGTGCAACTTCTGTTTATTTAACAGACTTTGGAACTCTTGAGTTAACACCTTCAAGATTTATGTCTAATGACAAGTTATTTGTTATTGATCCTGATCACATAAAGATCGGTACACTCAATGGCAGAAACTTTACAAAGACAACATTAGCAAGAACTGGTGATGCAATCAAAGAACAGATCATCACTGAGTTTGTCTTGATGCCAACAGCACCTAAAGCACATGGTGCAGTTATTGGTTTATCAGGTGCTTAATAACTAGCGATGAGAGGGCGATTAATTTCGCCCTTTCTATTTATAGGGGAAACAATGTCTAGACTATTATCAAGTAATCCATATTCGCAGAAAGAAACTTTTTGGCACGACAATAACGATGGCACTTACACCATCGAGACAAAACAACATATTAAAGAAGTTTTGGAAGCCAACAAAAGGAAATCAAATAACTACGAAAAAGGATCAATGATTGGTAACACGCAAAGACACTGGCAACACGTTGCCGAGATACCAAACAATTTATATCTAGAACTTATGCAAAAGTTTGGAGATCCAACAAATAACCCTGAAGCCTCAAAGAAGTGGAAGAGATGGCTCAACGATAGTGATAACAGATTTTTTAGAACTGGCGGAGGCTCAATGTGAGTATATCAACATATTCTGAGTTAAAAACTGCTGTAGCTAATTTTTTAGCTAGAACAGATTTAACTGATCAGATCCCTAACTTTATCCAGTTAGCTGAGGCAAGATTATCTAGAGAGTTAGAGACTAGAGATCAGGAAAAAAGAGCGACTGCAACATTGACAAGCGGTGATGAGTTTATAGCCCTTCCGACTGATATGAGAGAGGTCAGGGAGATTAAGCTAAACACAACTCCAAATGTCGTACTGGAATATAAAAGCCCGACAGCCTTAGACACTGCCTATACTGGCGGAAGTGGCAGACCTTCAGCATATTCTATTGTAGGTGGTGAGTTAAAGATTAGACCTATACCTGACGATAATTATACAGCCGAAATTATTTATATCGGCAGTCTCACTGCCCTATCAGACAGCAATGCCACTAATGTGATGTTAACCCGTCACCCTGATGCTTATTTATCAGGGGCATTGGTTGAGGCTTATACCTACTTAATGGATGAACAAAGGGCATCAACTTATGATGCTAAGTTTACAAGATCTATAGAAGAGATAAGAAAAGACGAACAAAGATCTCACTATGGAACTGGTGCTTTGCACATATCATCAATCTACGCAAAACAATCATCGTCTGCATCATAGGAGAAATAAATGTCAGCAATGTCAGATTATCTAGAACTTAAATTTCTAGATCACTTTACTGGAACAGCATCAACGTCTGCTCCCTCAGCAGTTTATTTGGGATTATCTACTGGAAGTTTAGCTGATGACAATTCAGGAACAGAATTAACTGGTAATAACTACTCAAGAAAAGCTATTACTTTTGCTTCTGCATCTTCAGGATCAATAGCAAGTAATGCAAGTGTTGAGTTTGACCCTGCAACTGGCTCATGGGGTGACGTGAGTAATTGGGGGATATTTGATGCTAGTAGTTCAGGTAATTTATTATTTCATGGTGCATTTACAGCATCAAAAACAATAGCAAGTGGAGACATACTAAAAGTAGCAAGTGGTTCTTTAACAATTTCTGCTGATTAAGGGTTTATTATGGCTACCTTAGAACAGCTAGATAGTTGGGGAAGCATTGATGCTCTTGATAGTTATGGCACACTTGAACAGTTAGATAATCTAACATTACATGAGGCAAGTGCGACAGCCTCAGTATCAGCCAGTGTTAGTGCTAGTGCTATAAGA